GCCGCTTGGGAACGACGTAGAGGTCGTTCCTTCCTTGCCGGTCTTCGCGGTTCCACCAAGTGCGCTGATGATGGTGTCGTCCATCGCACGACCAATCGCCGCCGCAGCCGCACGGGCATACGAAGACGTCGGGTCGATTAACATGCGGACTTTGTCAGCATCGTCGATCAAATCAGCCCATTCGTAAGTGGTTAGGCTAACCATTCTCCGCGAGTGTGGCGTCTCGACGAGCGGGGTATCCCCGTGACGTGACGACCGCGCTACTGCGGCTGCTTCCCCGACCTGGTCGAAGAAGGCTTTTTCGCCGGTGACGCTTTCGCTATCAACGGCTCCTCGCAACAGACTTCCCATCTGCTGCGAGAGCATAGCGACGTTGGAACTGAATTGGTTCACAAACGCCGTATTCACTTGAGTACTCATGACTCAATGCTCCTACAGTTGTGGTTGAATGTATGCGTGGGTTATCAGGCTCGCGCCTGGCTCACTGTCGGTTAGGCCAACTACTCCGCCTTGCTCACAGGCTTACGCCGCGGGGCCGACTTAGACTTGTCCGCGGGTTTCACGAAACTGAAGTATCTCTCAGCGAGATCGACCGGATCGTTTATCGTGCGCGCGCTGCCGAACTGTACGGCAAGGCGCAAACATTCGAGGCGCAAAGCATCATTCTCCATGCAGCACCTCTCTCAGGCCCAGCACCTCTTCAACAATGCGGTCATGGTCTGGATGCTCTTTGACCCAATACGGGCCATTCGCAATTGTTAATTCCGATATGCGGTCTTGCAGCTCGGTGTCGCTGACACTGGGCCGACTGTCGCGACCGGCAAATCCATCTTCGCCGGTTGCTTCCGCAACTGTTTCTGCCACGCTTACAAAGAACTTGATCATGTCCGGGTTGTCACCCAGCAACGTGCCATCGCTCAGCGTAATCTCAGACAACGCTGGAGCATCTAGCTCCTTCATCAAATCGTTTGCCAGGCCCAGCCGATCTTCCCAGTTGTTGCCCAGCTCCTCGCGCAGCTGCCCTTTAATCTGCTCTTCGTGTACCGCTTGATCGGCCTCAGACATTTCCTGCGGCACAAGGTTTGCCTGCGCAAACTCGGAGTACTTCTCGGCTAGCGCTGCCGCCTGGCGGTTATTCAAACCAACTTCATGCGCGGTCTGGCGATACCAGTCGTTGAAGTCACCGGCGTCCTCGCCTAGCTCCAACTCGTATGCGTCTGGCGTGTCGGGTCTGCCCAGCTTGTTGTAAACAAGACCCCAGTCTTCATCGGTGCCCCAGCTGCCTGGTATGGCGACCTTGTCCGCGCCCACCATTTTCTGTGCGTTAATGTAAGACTTCGCCATCGCATCGATCGAGCCAATGTGCTGCAACGATGTATCACCGCGTAAATCTTCAGAGATCATCGATCTCCAGTCCTCTCCTCCAGACGGGGCTTCCGCTTCCGCGACCTCCGCTACCTGCTCTTCGGACATATGTGTTTACTCCTCTGGGGTTGGTTGATCTTTCAACATGGAATGTATGAACAGCACGACATCGCGCTGCCCTTCTCTAAATGCGGTCTCGTTTGAGTCCGGCACGTAGCTCGTTCGCCACAAGCCAAAGCGGCGTTCTATATCGTTCAGCAATGCCTGGCCGTCTTCCTGGCCGAACACTGCCTTGTATGTCGCGCGCAGATCGTCAGGCGTCATCAGGCACCCATGCCTATAAGTTCTTCAGCCTGCTGGACATCCAGTTCTGGATCGCCGACAGCACGCAGCGCAGGCGCGGCTTCACCGGCAGACGTTGCTGCTTGCTGCATCATCTGCATCTGTTCCTGCTGAGCAGCTGCTTCGGCTTTCTGCTCGCGAATGGCTTCGACCTCGGCGTCGCCGCGGACGACTACAGCCGGTGTACCGGTCACTTTGATAATGTGCTGCGCGAGGCCATCCATATCTAAGTAATCTATGACGCTGGGATCGATCTGCATGAGCGGCATCAGGAACTCGACCATCTGCAGTGCGCCCTGGACATCGCCAGACCGTTGCGCCTTCGCCAGCGGCGAAACGTATTCGATCTGGAAATCATCGATGCCGCTGCCAGCCAGGTTTTCAGTCTGCAGCTGCTCAGGGAACGGCTCAAACTGACGCTGACGTGACAGGATCTCAAACGTGCGATCGATCAGCGGCTGCAGCAGCTCGGCCTGCAGGCGTCCCAGGACAGGGCCAAGCAAACGCATTTTTTCTTCAGTGCGCTGGATCACCTCGGTGGCAGTCATTTGCGGACCTTGGCCTAAGATCAACTGGTCCACATAGAACGCCGCGCGGATCGCGGTGCGCCTCTGCTCTAGCTGCTGTTCGCCCAGCGGGTTGTTTGCACCGATATTTAATGGCTCGATGCGATCGCGCGTACCCGATCGATAGAAGTTCAGCCCGCCGGGCTGGGTCCGCACAGGCAGCATGAAGCCGTCATCAGGGACCATCAGGGGTGGATGTATCTGCAGCTGTGATGCTCGGAGAACAATTTCCGACATCTTGTTGACCATCTTCGTATCCGGCAGTGCGGTCATCGATGGCGAGCGGCCGTAGCCCAACTCGAAAGAGGCTTTTAGAAAACGCGGCACACAGTACGGGAACTCGTCGTAGCCCCCTTCGCTCATAATCTGCTTTTGATCCGGGTCTATATAAAGAGACGCGAACGGTTTGTTCGCCGCATTCTTTTTACGCCGGTTGCGATCTTCACGCGGCATGACGACGTGCAGCAGCTCGACCTCGCCATAGGGATCATCTTGCAACATCTTGGCAATGCGTTGTGTGATGCCATTGCCCAGTTGTGCAGCCGCCGCGCGCGCTGTCGTTTTGTAGGTGCGGAAGACCGTATCGACGCGGCCGTCTTCATTCTCGGACACATAGCACTCGGCAATGTGCCTGGTAGAAAACCGGACGCCGTCTTTGCCTTCGTTTTCAATAAACATGACACCAGTGCCAAACGTCACCAGGTCTGAATACAGCTCATGGATTTGCTCTTGAAAGTTCGACCGGGCCAAGTGCTGATACATGACCTCGGTCGCTGCTTCCAACCACTCTCGCGCGGCGTCGTCCTGGTTAAAATCATCCTCGCGGTACGCCAGGCTAAACCACGGCGTAGACGCATTAGTGAGCATTCCATGCAGGGACGCGGCCATCAGCTCGGCCGCATGGATAGCAGTGCCGTCGAAGATCAGCTCGGTGCGCTTGTCACCCGGCGTGCGTTTCTTCGTGATGTCGGCTTTGCGCGGTACAACGTAGTCCGCGATCTCCTGCCAGTGCGTCTCCCAGTGAGACCGCTGCGTCCGCAACGTGGAGTACCGCTTCATCAAAGCGGCAGCGCGAGGATCATCAACCATTAGCTACCCAGCAAAGTTTTCTTTGTGGTCTCGGCTGGAGCCGAGAGGCCCATGCCGCCCGTGACGTTGGTCGAAGCCTGGCCGCGCCGTTTTTTCAGCTTTGTCTCGGTGCGCTCAGTCTCTTTGACCGCTGTCGGTTTGACCGGCGGATCGGGAGGCGGAGGAGGCGGAGGAGGCGGCGGCGGTGGTGGCTTAGGTGAGAATTTACCCATCAAAGACTCGCTTTCATTGTAGGTCCGCAATCGCGGAACCCGGATCGTTTTAGAAGATTTACAAACAGGCGCTGCTCTCGGTCATCCAACTCCGCGGTCGCGGTGGAATAGACAGCGAGGCAATCGTGATCGTTGGCTACTTCGAAAATGTAATCGACTAGAAGACGGGCAGCGTTGGTGCGTCTACCGGCAGGCAGAACCCAAAACTTTATTACGTAACAGAGCGGTTGCGCCCAAATCTCTTTAGATAGCGCCAGGATAACGCCACCAACTATTTCGCCATCGTTATCAGCGACAACAATCTGCCGATCGTCGTAGATCATAAAATCGCGCAGGTACTCGCGTGCCGCTTCGATATCGACCTCGCCGACAAAACGGCTTTCGGCATTCGCGTTTATTGCGATCTCGACCATTTCAGTTAGGTCATGCTCGGTCGCCGGTCTTAGATCGATCACGCGATCGCCTGCTCAAACGGGTTGTAATCCATCTCAGCAAACGCCTGGGGTGCCTGCCCCGTGCCGCCTCGCTGCCTCGGTATCGCAATCGCTGCGTAACGCCAGGCATCAGCTGCATGTGACGCCCAGTCATGGACCGGCGTCGCGCGGAACGTGCGCAGGCGTTCATTATAAGCGCGGTGATATTGCCTCAGCGCTTCCAGACCCGCTTTGCAATTGTCTCGATCAAACCAGCAGCGCTCGATAAGCAGCTGCGCAGCATGGATGCCATCCTCGACCGGAAGTCGCGGCACCACTCTGAAATTGATACCCAGATCCCACGCAGTCTCGCGGCGGCTCTTTCCCGTGCCCAGCTCCCGCACGTCGATATCGTGCGGAGCGTTATGCTCACCGTAGAGATAGCCACGCTTCGATAGTATCTCCACATAATGTGGAAGACCTTCGTTACGGGCTTCATAATAGTCGATAACATGTACCCTGCCCCCTGGCAGCGATTGGGTGAACCAGATCGCAGTGCTGTCGCCTATTCCCAGATCCCAATGCGTATCTACTTTGAGTGTCCGATCGTAGGGCACTTCCGTGATGCGCCCGTCTTCAAGCGACTTGTGCAGCTCTTTACCGAATATCGCGCCGGGGATGTTGGCA